TTAGCTGTTTGCGGATTTTTTGTTTCGGCCATCGAAATCGTGATACTGCCTGAAGTCGAAGCTGTGCTTTATGGCCTCAGCCCCTAGGCTCGGCGCCGCAAGCTTGACGTACCGTTCCCACTCCGACGAATCCCACCCGCCCTCAGCCTTGAGGCGAACGACGTCCTTCGTCTGGCTATAGAACCAGGTCGCCCAAGAATGCCTCGCCGTATGGGGCGTGTAGACCGTCGCGTCGAGCCCGATCTCAGCCACGGCCCGGTTCCAAAACCCGAACCGATATCCGCGGTCTTCCTTCTTCGCGTACGGCCTGCCGTCGTATCGAAGGAACAATGGGCCTCGCTGGCCAAGGTTCGGAAGCGTCGAGCACGCGGCAATGACGCGCGGGCAGAGATTGACCATTCGCTCCTTGCCGCTCTTCGTGTCGCGCAGGATGGCGTAGCGGTGGTCCAGGCTGATGTCGTCTCGGCCGTCGATAGACAGCGTTTCGCTGATGCGCGATCCCTGCCCGAAAAGGAACGTGACGAAAGCCGGCGCCCATGGATTCGGGTAGCGAGCATCCATGATACGGGCCAACATCTCGACGGCTTGATCTGGCCGGAAGAAATCGGTGCGCTTCTGGCTGTCCTCGGGGCGCTCGAACTGCTGCTTAACGCCACTCTTCCGAAGAACAGCGATCACCGGGGCGTGGAACTGTCGCCTACGGGTGGCGGGGTTCGGATAGGCCCTCAATCCCTCGTCATCGATCAGTTCTTGCGTGATCTCATCGACCGGCTTCTTCGCCAGCCTGTTGAAACGGGAATGTAGCTCGAACATGCCGTCTTTGGTGGCGCGAAGGAAACGCGCCTCGCCGCCATGGTCTACGTACCTTTTTGCCGCCTGGCGGAACGTGACAGCGGGTTCCTTACCGGTGATATTGCGCTCCGCGACCTCGTTTTCGATTTGCCGCTTGATGGCGTCCGCTTGTTCCCGGTCTCGGACCTTTGTGGAGCGGCGGACCTCAACTGGATGAGGTTTTCCATTTCGCCAGACAGTGACGGTACCGGAGACGTAGTAAATTCCGTTGTCCTGTCTGGTGATCTTGAGGGGCATTGAACCATCTTCTCAGCAAGGAGCCGCACTTGATCGGGGCGGAGCTTAACCGATCGTCCGCAGCGCACAAAGGGTATCTCGTGGCGCCGAATCAACTCGCGCACCAGGCGAACGGGGTTGCCGACATCCTGCTCGGTGATGCCGAGAAGGGCGGCGGCCTCATGAAGGGGGATAGGCGTGAGGTTCATTCGTCCTCACCTCCTTCGCTCACCGCCGCCTTTCTCACAAAAATCCGAATTTTCGGAGCTTCGCCGTTGAATATGCGCTCGGTTGCGTACCGGCGGTAAGCCGTGAAATCGACATCAGGTGACGCGGTGTACTTGACCGGGCCGTGTGGCTCATCATCGCGGATGACAATGCCTGCCGCGACAAGCTCATCAAGGGCCGCCTGCATCTCTGGCGATGGTTCGTTGTCTACCATCTTGTATCGGAGCGATGTGCTAGAGGAGAACCCGAACGTGGAGCCGGCGACAATGCGGGCGTTTTCAGACAGGTCTTTTCTCATGGCTGCTGCTCCTCGGCTGGGAGGACGGCGTTGACAGCGGCCACGACAGCTTTCTTCTGTTCCTCATCATGGTCCCCGCAAAGATCGACAGGGCAGTTCTGATAGGCTTGCCATGCTGCCTCGATCAGCGCATCCCGGCTGTCAACCGGGGAGGGAGAGGCGGAGAGGGCGGCGTCTGCAAGCTCTTGGACTGTGCGATAAAATGCTGATTGAGCTTCCGACATCGCGGCATATTCAGGATCGACATTGAGCCAGTTGCCACGCTCCCGTTCCGCGCGAACGAATTCAAGGCGGGCGTTGTAGGCAGATACGGCATCAACGTAGGCTTTGCGGGCGGCTACGATCTGGTCGAAGGCCTCGGCCCTGCTCTGTGCGGCGTCCGTATCGGCGGGGGCAATGTTCTGGCTTTTAGGGCCACTTTTAGGGTCATTTGGGCAGGTTTTTTCCGGCGTTTCACTGTTCGTTCCACTGCCGTTCTCGTTGACTATTGGCGTGATCGGGGAATTCGCTGCTGCGGGAGGGGTGGAGCGGGCGGATCGGTCGGCCATGATCGCGCGCGCGATGCTCTTTGACCACGGCTCTCCGCTCTCGAAGTTCTCTTTCACGGCCTCGCTCGCTAGCTTCATCACCCCTTCAGGGAATTCGCTCATTGCTGCATGCCTTTCTTCGCGCGAAGGACGGACGGGCTGAGGACATCGCCGCCGATGGAACGATAGGTTAGGCAGCCGTTTTCGGCGTTGAATGTGCCGTCGAGGAAAAGCTCGGCGCCTTCACTCATGAAGCGCTCGATGTGCTCGGGATTCGCGGCGAGGACAGAAACGATCTGCCCGGCGAGTTCCATGGCGGGCTCACCGGCTTGCCAGCCGACGGCATTGGCTACCTGGGCAATCTTCTCGACTAGTTCCCTCATACCTCATCCCTCGACCGGAGCGCGCCGACCGACGCCAAGCGCTGGTTGATGATGGCGGTGCATCTGACGATTGCCTCTGCCTCGTCAAAGTCGCAGAACACGCCCCAAAGTGCGTTTGCGAGTTCGTGCGGGTCGATCCCCTTCGAGGCCCAGTAATCGCGCTCCGATCCAAGCTTGCCGGAGTGCTGCAGGTCGTGTTCAGAGGGCGACAGGGGGAGTGCGAACCGATCGGGAGCCTTTGTCCCTTTCCCGCGGCCAAAGGCTCCATGCCATGTACTCGGGTAGGAGACATGGGCGGCCTGGACGCCGTAAACGCCAGAGACAGCGCAAGGGAGGTGGTGAATAAACGCCAGATAGGCGGGCTTCTTCGCCGGCCTGCGCGCTGGTGTCGGATCCGGGCGGATCGAGTTGGCAATGCGAAATGCCATGGTCTACTCCATCATCTGTCGTTTGCACGGGCCGTCGCACCAGAACCGAAGGTGGTTCTTCCGGCCGGCGAGGCGCGCGTGAAGGAAACCGTCGCACTGCGGGCAGCGGACGCGGGCGGCCGAGAGGCCCTTCTTGATCATCTGGGCCTTCATCTTCATGCCGTCGGTCAGCGTCGACATGATCGAGGCTTTGTCGAATGAAGCGCTCATACCGCCTCCCGGAGCATGTCTCGCTGAACCTGCTTGATGAGTTTTCCGCGCACCCGGATCACGCGCAGGACGCGCGCCTTGTCGCACTCGAAGGAGAAGCCAGCCCGCAATGCGTCAGGATCCGGCGCCAACTCGCCGATCGGCTCGACCTCATAGACCTTGCCGCATCCGGACCAATGCATGCAGGCGTAGAGAAGCGCGCCGTGCTGATCGGTGCAGACATAGACCTTGTTCGTGTTGCAAACGCCGGCGGCGCCGAAGCGCGCGGTTGACGGTGCCTTCGTCGTCGCCGGCGGCAGGACGATCTGCCCGACGGTCGGGCCTCCGAATCCGCCGTGGAAGTAGCGAACACCGCTCATGCCGCCACCTTCTCGATCTGGTCGATATTCTGCTTGATGACCGTGAAGGTATAGGCGGCAACCCAAGGGTTTGCTTCCCAGGCGCCTGCGCCGTTGATCTCGTCCCACAGGTGGCGATACCACTTCGTCGCAGGCATCTTGTTGGCTTCGACCGCTCCCGGCCAGCCTTCCGCCAGCGCATCCGCGATGCTGATGTCCTGAAGCCGCTCGACGCGAACGTCGGTGACGATCACCGTGAGGCGAGAGGCCCAGCGCGGCATGAAGATCGACGGGCGCCAAGGATAGCCGCGCGCCTCTCCATCCAGATCAGCGCAAGGGTCTGTCGCAGCATACCGCACTTCGCAAAGGCTACTCTTCGTGGGCTGGTAATCGCCAAAGGACAGGCCCTGCCATGTCTCGCGAACCCAAAGCCGATCGCCTCGGCTGATTTTTACCGGCACTTCCCCGCCGAAGTTGCCGAACTTCGTCCGCCGTTCGAAGGCGTGATACGGTTCGCCGCCGAACGGCCGGATCGTCTTCCGGATGATCGCCACGCCTGGCGGCGGCTGGTCTTTGCAAAGCCGACGCGTCTGCGTCTTGCGGCCGGCGAGCAGCGCGCGGACCATCGGAGCGGAGAAGAGAATAGGACGATCAGCCATCACGCGGCTCCCTTCGTGGATTTGGCGTATGCTTCGAACGCCTCACGGTCGCCGTTGCAGCAGGTGTACCCGGCGATAGGCGGCCCGATCCGGTGGTAGGACTCCAGGCGGAAGTGCGCAGGGCCAATTTTCATGCCGGGAAAGCGGAACGCGACGATGACCTGGCCGCGATGCCAGAAGCCCGACCGGTCGGCTCGCGTCACGTATGCGTGGTGACCGCGGAACTCGGATTCGTCGTCGGCGAAGTCAGCATAGGGGAACCTCGCGCGGACGATCGCTTTGAAATCCTCGATCGTCGCCGCCTCTTCCTGCTTGCGCCTCGCCTCGCGCTTCATGTGCTTCCACTTGCAGCGGGCGCAGCAATAGACGGCGCCGTGCATGGTGCCGACGATGCCGTCGACGGGCAGGCGGTGTTCTTCTTCAAGGTCGCTATCGAAGTGGATTCCGCAGCCGTGGCATTCGAAGTGCCAGCCGTGGTCGACCGCGACTTTTGCAGGAACACCTTTGCCGGCGAATGCGTCGGCCCAAGGGGCACGGCGGCACTGGATATAGGACAGCTCGCCGTCACCATACTCGTTCGCTCCGGCTTTGGCGGCGACGATCGCTTTTGGCGCGAAATAGATGTCGCCGGTGTATTCGTCCTTCTCAAGGACGGAATATGCCTTGAGAGCCGTCATGCTTCACCTGCCTTCCCAACCGCAGCACGAACGCTTGAGAGGCAGTTCTCGATACGCTGGCCGTGGTCCGCCCATGCGGCGTCGGAAGATGTCTTCTCCGCGCCGTCTGCTGGCTTTCCGTCCCACGTGTCCCAGATGTCTTTTTCCGGTTCCGCGTCGATTGCAGCCAGGTAGTCGACTACGGTTCTATGGAGATCGGGAACGGCATTGATCTTGCGCAGATCGTCCGGATTGAATCCGTCCGTGATCTGGTCGCCATCGTGCAGGAGCGTGATCGACGGCTGCAAGACGCGGCTGGCATAGACGCGCTGGAGCTCGATACCGATAACCACTCCTTCAAAGCGGTCATGCTCCGCGCACGCTTCGGCAACGACTTCATCCCCGATGCGGAACCGGTTCAACCCGGTCATGTCGATGAGCTTGTTCTCTGCGCTGATCATGCCGCAACCTTCCGCGCCTTGGCCTCGCCGGCGAAGTCCACGAATTTCAGTTCGGAATAGCTGTCGCTGACATCGAGGTACGTGCTGTACTTCGCATTGCCGATCGACTTGGCCGCGATGATGACGGTGTGACCGCCCCATGTGACGCTATACGGCTGCCAAGGGTCACCGATCGCCTTGAGGTGATCCTTCAAGGCCTTCCGGCCTGCGTCCGTCACGGCGAAGAATGCCATGTCGTCGCGCTCTCCAATCTTCTTCCAGTTCGGTGACGCGGCGAATTGCTTCGCGTCTTTGCTGTTGGCGCCCGTCGCAAAATGGTTGCGGTAGGTCTCGCCCATCGGGTCGACCGGGCGGCCGAGCGCATGGTCGATGTGATCTATGGCCTTGTCTTTGAGGTAGCGATTCACACGCGGATTGCTGGTCATGCTGCCCTCCAGTCGTTGGCGCCGTCATGGAAGCCGCCACGGATCGTCTCCGAGAGGTGAATGCCGTTTGTGTCGCAGAATGCGATGGCGTAGGTGATCAGGCTGGCAGCACGGCCAACGGACATGCGCGCCGTGCTTTCGCGAATGTTGACGAACTCGCCTTCGAGGCCGGGAACGATTTCAGGCGATGGAGCGCCAGGATCGTTCTTCGTCGCCACGGTATGGGCGGAAACCAGAAGAACCTTCCACGCCTCAGCATCGCGCCTCTTGCCGGCCCACGTCATATGGGAGTTGGCTATATCGGTGCAGATCGCGTGAAACTTAGCGTTCTGGTCGCCGCTGCGGGTCTTCGGGCCAATCGTTACGGCGCTGCCTTCGCCGGCAGCCGCAATGGCTAAGAGCGCATTTTCTCGCACACGGTCGTTGATCAGGATGAACGTTTGCTTCCTCTGGGCCATGGGTCAGCACGCCATCAGAGGATGGTTACGGATCGCGTCCAGATCGTTTTGATTTATGGCGGCCGGCGGCGTGAGGTGCACCCGGGCGAAGTCGAGATAGTCTGCCGCCAGAGCTTCGCAGTCGGCGCGTAACCCCGGATACCGATACGCCTTTAGGACATGAGGCTTGGCAACTCGGTATACCTGCGGCTCCTCTTCCTTGATGAGGAAAACATTCCACTGAAATTGATCTGCCTCGAAAAGGTCGAGGTAGAATTTCCACTGGCAACCGTCGAGATACCGTTCCGGGTCGAACTTGCTCGTTGTCTTGTGATCGAAGACGATCTTGCCGTGGATCGCGTCGACCTGTCCGGTCACCTCAAGGCCACCGTAGGTTCCGTAAGCCCGCATCTCGCGGACGGCCGGCACGGACAGCTCGGCGTCGGGAAGGATGAAGCGATATCCGTTCGCCTCGAACTCCTCGTGATCTCCGTCCTGAGCCAGCTCCATAGCGCGGTGAAACGCCGTTCCGGCCCTCATGGCTGCGGAAGGCTCATCAACCGTGATGAACCTTACGAGGTCTTCAACGGTCGGCTCTTCCTGCCCGTCAAAGAGCGGCCGCCAGTTTTTCCACTGGCGGTAAGCTTCGATGTTGGAGACGCGCGCAAGCATCAGGCTGCCTCTTTGCTGCTGAGGACGAACTCGTTACGAGACGTGTCGTAGTGAGCGCCAATTGCGCTTGCCTTGTCGCGCATCATGACCTTGCAGGCCTTGGGCGCATTCGCGACCCTGCCGAGAAGTCCGTTCAGTTGGTCGACTGAGTTGATCTTGGAAATAGCGTCCCGGAACCATTCCTGCTCTGCGGCTGCTTCCTTCTGCGCCGAGGACGCTTCGTTGAGGCGATCCTTGGTCTGCTGGATGACGCGACCGAGGAAGCCTTCGAAGTCTGCGGCCTCGAAGTGCGGCACCTTGAGCGGGTCAAGCTGGCCTGGGTTTTTGCCGAAAGCGGCATCGGTCGGAGAGAATAGAAGCCAGCGCTGCTTGTTCTCGATGATGAGACGCCCCATGGCGTCCGCAGTCTTGTAGATCTCTCCCTTGGAGCCGCCCTGCACATCAAGGCGCTCGATCACGTCGTCACCACTGCGCTGCTCATCCATGTGGGCAATCAGAACGACGTCCTTACCGAAGCTGTTGAGCAGCTTGAGGAAGGCGCCGAACCGGGATTTGAGTTCGCCAAAGCCCTGCAGCGTCAGCGCGCCGCCGCGACCGTGCTTGGGATTGGCCTTGATGATATCGACCGACAGCGAATCTAGCGCACGTCCGGCGGTATCAACGACGATGGTCTTGAACGGCTCCAGGTCGCCGGCGTCGATGTTCGTAATGTCGGCCCACGAAGTGACGCGGACAACGTCCTTTCGGTTGGCCGCGCGGTGACTACCGTTATCGAAGTCTAGCAATAGCGGCGCTTCGGCCGTAAAGGCCAAGGAGGTCTTGGCGATACCGGGCGGGCCATAGATGACCATATTGAGGCGATCGACTGTGATCGGGTCGGATGCGCGAGTGATTTTCAATGCCATGACGTCGGTCCTTTCGTGATTACGATGTTTTCCTGGTTGATGATGGCGGCGCGCTGCATTGCGCCTTCGGTTCTAAGAAGCCCCACGGCCATCAGGCCGAGCAGCACGGCGAGGAGAATGAGGAATGTTGCAGTGGCGTAGGTCGCGCGGTTGAACCGGATCAGGGCTGTCAGATCCGGCTCAGGCTTGACGCATCGGTTGCAGGAGCAGCCGAAGGCGGCGGCGGGGCAGTCCTTCATTGAGCTGCCTCCATCTGTACGGCACGAGAAACGCGGGCGCGGTTCTCGTATTCGCGCTGATCGACGTAGAAACCCTCTCCGAAGCCGGATGCCCTGAGGATTGCCAGGACATCATTGATTGCGCCGTTGTAGGCTTCATCCTCGGTGCTGGCGGCCGCGCCGCCGAGAGCCTCGACTTCCCGATACAGCTCATGGAGCTTCACGCGACGCGCGTTCATGCCGCGCTCCTCTCGATCGAGACGGCTTCGGAGGCGAAGAAATCCGGGAAGGTCGAGTAGCGCTGGAAGCGCTCAACGGTGGTGCCCGGGAAGGAGCGGGCTTCTTCGATCGCCTCGTCTTCGCAACGGAACTGCAGAGCGTCGTCGACGTCGTAGGAGAAGAAATATTCGTTGGTCAGGACGCGGCCGACCTCATCTTCAATCCTGTATCGGGTAACCATCGCCATTGCTTCATCCCTCTCGTCAGCGTCCTGCTGTAAAGGGATATAAGCACAGCTAGAAAACACGTTCAACCAAAACTTTAAAGCAAAACTAGAAAACGCCTCTCGACTCTTCGACAAAAAGAATCAATTGTGAGAACAAGACGTGAACAAAGGAGAAAGGAATGAAGCTGCCTACGAGCGAGCCACTCTTGGGAGATGTGGCGTCCGTGTCTGTCGAGTGTTCAGATTGTGGGAGGGCGCGCTGGTGGCAAGTCGGCCAGTTATTGCGCTTTCCTGGCATTTTCGGCGGGACGCCGCTGGCGAAACTGTCGGCCCGGCTTACTTGCTCCGCCTGTCAGCAAGACGGGCTGCCGGGAAAGAGCATTTCCGTCCAAGCCCTATTTGTGAGCGAGAGAGCGCGCGTTCGCGTGGAAGCGCATATCCTCAATAGCCGAGAAGTTCTGCCAGAGGTATCACGCGCCATAGCGCCTTCACGGCGTACCGGTTGAACGTCAGTTCCTTTGGCGGGTTGTACTGGCTGACGATGATCTCGGATGCAGTCCGCCGAACGAAGTACTTGATGTAGGATTTCCCGACTTCCCCTTCATTCTCGGGGAAAAGCTCAATCACGATGTGGTCGCCAGGTACTGGCTCTCGGCCGCCAACGTATATGAGCTCGCCGGGGAAATAGCGCGGCACCATGCTGTCGCTGATCGTATGAAGTGCGAAAGCCTTCACCACGCCGGTCAGCCCGGGCGGCCGGCGAACGAAGCCTTGGCGTTCACCGTTGAACCTGAAATCACCATCGTCGCCACCGGCTGTGGTTCCGAGGACTTCAATATCCAAGGGACCGGAAGGCGGCGGGGCAGGGTCGGTCACGCGCTCGGCATCTGCGAGCGGCTCATCTGTTAGGCTGACGACTTCGCCGTGGCTAAGCGCGCCCTGATCGACGCGAAGGAAATCGGAGAGCGCGATCAGGTTCTCGGTCGAGGGCAGGTTCTTGCCGCTCTCGTAATTTCCGATCGCTGCGACGTGCACGCCGAGGTGTTCGGCGAGTTGCCGCATAACCAGGCCGCGCTGTTTTCGCGCCCGCTTGATTGCTGCACCCACAATCTTGGCTTTTTCCTTCGTGTCCATAGCCAGCATGTGAGTTATGGAGCCCCATATCGTCTATAAAAGTTTTGCTTGAAGATATTTTCTAGTTATGCTTATAATCAGGCATGAGCGCAGAACCCCTCCCACTCACCCTGGTTTTCAAGCAAGCAGGCAGCGCCAGCGAACTGGCGCGTCGGCTTAAGATCACGCCTTCTGCCGTGTTGCAGTGGGACAAGGTCCCTCCGACGCGCGTTTTGGAAGTTGAAAGGATCACCGGAGTTTCGCGCCATTTGCTGCGGCCCGACATCTTCGGCGCACGCCCCATCGAAGGGGTCTCGGCATGAGCGCCGACGCCCAGATCATCCCCCAAGACATCATGAAGGCAGCCGAAGAGGCGCTGGATAACCTTCTCTGCAACTGCTCCGAATCCTGTGGTGGTCCCGTTGGAGTCCGAAAGGCCTCGATCGTGGACATTGCCAAGGCCATCCTCGCCGAGCGCAGGCGCTCCGCTGCGGTGGCGAAGGAAGCAACGATGATGACCGGCGCGCCGATCCAGGAGATGGGCGACGAGGTTGCGGCTGCGGTCATGTCTCAGCCGAAGGCACACAAATTCTGGATGGTCTACGGCATCGGCCAACGCGGCCCGACATATCAGCACTACTCGAAGGCCTTGGCGCAATTGGAAGCCCAGCGGCTGGCCAGCCTTCACCCGGAGATCGTGTTCGTCGTGCTGGCGGCTGTTGACGCCTACCGCACCGACGCCCCGGCAATGCAGCGCATCAAGATCATCAAGCCCGATCCGGCTGACCACACGGTCACCGATGACGGCATCCCGTTCTGAGGAGCCACCATGTCCGACGCACACGGCGTAGCCCGCGACCAACTCCGCGCTTTCATCGGGCGCATTGAGCGTCTCGAAGAGGAAAAGAAGACGATCGCCGAGGACATCAAGGGTGTCTATGGCGAGGCGAAATCGATGGGCTTCGACGCCAAAATCTTGCGCAAGGTCATTTCGTCCGCAAGCAGGACGCCGACGAGCGGGCCGAGCAAGAGGCAATCCTCGACACCTACCTGCACGCCCTTGGCATGATCCAGCTCGACATTTTTGAGGAGCCCGAGGAGCGGGTAGACCCGACGACCGGTGAAATCCTCGACAGGATGCAGGCGAAGTCCCGTGCCCGTATGACTGATGGCATGGCCGATCACAAGGCTCTGTCTGCTGCACTGGCGAAGGAAGGCCTGATATCGGAAGAGGCGCATGCTGAAAACGTCGTTCTGGCTGACAAGCTGGCCGAGAAGTTCGGCAACGGCCGCTCCGACGGCGGCCTGAACATCGTCACCAAACATACCGAGATCGCCACTGCCTCGCAGGGCGGAACCGCATCCCCAAGCTCTGACGCTGAGTTGAGCAGCGCCGGCGCCAACGCAGGAGGCGAAGATGTAGACCGCAGCGCGGAGCGCGCAGATATAAACGCCGTCGCAAGCGCGTCTGGCCCGGACGAAAAACGGGCATCCCATTCGCCTGCGAAGGCAACCGAGATGGACCGCGACGTGCTTCGAGGCGACGAGATCGCCCATGCCGTGCCAGCGGAAAACGCCCGTAAGGCAGTCCCGGAAACGGAAGACGGTAGCGTGAGCCATGCTGGAGCCGGTGAAAGCCCGGCAACCAATTTTATCGGTAAACCGAAATACGTCCTGCGGCCTCACTGCCTCAATCCGAGGGAGACCTGCGGAGGCTATAGCGACAAGCATTGTCATGCCTGCACCGTTGCCATGCGCAAGCGCGAGCAGGCGGAGGAATTCGCATGAGCGAATACCTCCAGCCATCCAAATCAGCCGACGCATCAGCTCAAAGAACAGTTGAAGGCTACGTGAAGCTGCCCCGACTGCAGGTGAGCCGCGCCGCGCCGTCCAATCCAAACTCAGATCAGAAGAGGGCTGCATGATGATGACTACCTTGCTTGTCTGTGGTGCTTCCATCGGCCTCGCCGCCCTCGGCGCGAAAATCTTCAGCACGGCCTGCGACGAAATCGGGAGGCTCGCTGCTGAGCGCCGAGACCTGATCGCTGAAAACAAGTTCCTGAAAATGACTGATGACGAACTGGCCGCCCTGATCCTGGCGGACGTTCGCGACGGTCGTCTCTGAAAACGAACTGGCCGGTTTCCTCCCCCGGCTAGCGCGGCTGGTCCTGGTCCTCCTCCCTCGGGGCCAGCCGCAACACATGCACCCTGATCCGCTTGTTCGCCAAATTCATAACCACGGCCCGAACAGCGTCACCCATGGGAATAGGGGCCGGCGACGGCGAGGTCACGTCGCCGGCAGTAGGGGCAGCTGCGGTGGAGCCCCTACGAAACGGAAAGACCTGGAAGGGACCGGCAGCCGCGCCAACGGCGCCGTCCTCTCCATCGGAAGTAATGCCTGTGCGCATCAACATCTCCATCAACGAGATGAAGATCGCACAGGAGGCAGACAAGGTGTTGTCGAAGCGTGACAAGAATTTGTCGAATAAGGACAAGGTAATGAACGACACATTACGCGCCCAGCAACTGTTTTTGGAGGCGTATCCCGAGATCCGCTACGGGAGCGTCAAGGAGCTTTATCGGCAAGCTCACAAGTTCATTTCCAAGCATGTGACGAAAGAACTGACCTTCCGGCGTATCCGCTCGATCAAGGAAGGTAAGGCCCGCCGCATTGATGGCGAAGAATTGGACGCACTGCGACTGGCAGTCATCGAGGAGAGCAAGCGTGAACAATCAGAACTCCGTGCCCGTCTGGCTGCACTGGATGCGAAGCTTGCCCGTGTCGACGAGGCTTTGGCTCGCACGAAGGTGGCGGCGGATAGCCGGCCGTAGGCTTGATTGGGCCGAGTACATCGCACCGGAACTGAAGGACGGGGACCGCTAATGGCTGAGCACTTGTTGTTTTCGCAGAACCTGACGGCGAAAGAGGTTCACCGGCCTATCGCCGAAACATACCTGGGGCAAGCCCATATCGCCGGGACCGGCCCTGATGGGAAAACCTGCCGCGAGTGCATATTCTGGCACGTCTGGAAGTCCCGGAAGCTGGCGGAGGGTATCGAGAAGATACCGGCAGATCCTGGCTACTTCGGCAAGCGTCACAGGAAAACGCCTTGCGAGCTGAAAAAGGCAAGGTGCAATCGCCCGATATTGAACAAGGCCAATCGGCTCATTCCCCATTCCGCGAAGGCATGCCGGTTGTTCGAAGCGGCTGAACACGTCCTTCCAGCGAAGAAGGGCGTCTAAATCGATGCACACGAGGACTGCAGAGAAGATCGCCTTTCTCGATAGCGAGATCGCCGGACTGCGCACGCGAATCGGCACTGGCGGAAACTCGGTCCAGCGCGCCAAGCTCAAGATGCTGCGCGATATCCGAGAGGACTATCAGAAACCGATTGAGACAGTCGCGCGCCATGACAAGGGAGGTGATGAATGACCGTCGTCGCCTCCAAATACGCCCGTATAGAGAATGATCTGTACCAAACAGAGCCTTGGGCAACCGAGGCACTGATCCGTCACTTCCCCGTCGCCGGTATGAAGATCTGGGAGCCGGCTGCCGGCAACCATCTGATCGCTGACGTTTTGAAGGAGGCGGGTGCGACCGTCCACACGAGCGACATCGCGACGTACGAGCGACCCCAGGATCAGTGGTTGGATTTTCTGGACGATCTACCGGTCACCTTCGGCGGCGACGGGATAATCACCAACCCGCCTTACGGCGTCCAGAACCGGACGGCGGTAAAGTTCGCTGAGAAGGCGCTCGAGAGATGCTCCGGCCTCGTTGCGCTGCTGCTGACCGCCAAGTTCGACTCCGGCAGCACCCGCACGCACCTGTTCCGGGACAATCCGCGCTTTGCTGGGAAGATCGTCCTTATCGACCGCATCAGCCTCCTCTTGAACAATGAGAGCGGGACCGAAGATCACGCTTGGTACATCTGGACCGAGGCGCCGCGTCTGCCGCGCGTGCCTGTCCTGATTTATGCGGGGAGGGACGCATGACCTTCCTCGAAGCCTACGCCAAGTTCGGCCCGGACACGATCGCAATCGCCAAGGCGTTGGACATCAAAGAGCACGAGGCCGACACCCTCATCAACATGAAGATGAACCGCGATCGGCTTGGCCCGACGGTATGCCAGATGGCGGCTTTAAATGCTCCCCGTAAGCCCGTTCGTTTCGCCGGCTACGACGAAACAGAAAAGTCGTGGTGGTGAGATGACCGTTTCGGCCGCCATCCGCCGCATGCTTGCTGCCGGTCTCACGATTGAGCAGGCGCTCGTCGCTGCTGAAGCGTTCGAGGCTGAGGCTGCGCCGCAAGAGCCGGTGCTCTCAAAGCGGCAGGCCAGAAACAGACGCTATTACGAACGTCTTAAA